AAAGAGGCGACGGCAGCACTTGAGTCAGAATTCACCATGTCGCGGCTGAGAGAGGCCTTAGCCTATATTAAAAATACAGTTTTCAGGGTAACCCCGGAAGATGCAATGAATACAGGAAGTTGGTTAAACCTGCTGAATGGGATACTCAATTTAGAAACACTGGAGCTAAAACCCCATACCCCAGAATTCAAGTCTATTGTTCAACTCCCAGTGGCCTATGATCCAGAAGCCGATTGTTCCATAATTGATGCGTTCTTTAAAAGGGTTGCTCCAACAGACACCATACCAGTTGTAGAAGAGTTCGTGGGATACTGCCTTATTCCCACAATGCGCTATGAAAAGTCACTAGTACTACACGGCGAAGGGGGAAATGGTAAAGGGACGCTCATAGCGGTGATCATTAGAATGTTAGGGGATAAGAACGTCTCGAATGTATCCTTTCAAGCCTTAACAGAAAACCGCTTTGCCACAGCACAACTCTTTGGTAAAATGGCGAATCTCCATGCTGATATTCCGAATAAAACGATTGAAAACACAGCGCTATTTAAGGAAATCACCTCTGGAGATATGATCCAAGCCGAGGAAAAACATAAAAATCCGTTTAGCTTTAGGAACCGGGCCAAGCTGATCTACAGTGCCAATGAGCCACCTTCCAGTAAGGACAACACGGAAGGATTCCATCGCAAACTTCTCATAATTCCCTTTCCAACTAGGTTTTACGATGCTCAGTTGCGGGTGAATTTATTCACGCCAGAGGGATTATCAGGGTTACTGCTGCGAGCACTCCAGGGGATGCAGCGTCTGCAAAAGCAGGGGGACTTCACAAAGTCAAAAACTATTGACGCGAGTATGATTGCCTATCGTAAACAAAGTGACTCAGCAGCCCACTTCTTAAGTGAGAATTGCAGCTTTGATACGGAGGAAATGGCCGGCAAGCAAGTGCTCTATGATGCTTACCGGAACTTCTGTAGTGAGTGGGGAGTTTATCCTTTGGGTCAAGGTAAATTCAATACAAGGCTAAAAGCACTCCATTCTGAGGTCGGGGAGTATCGTCAAAATGGGCTCAGAAGTTGGCGGGGAATAAAGCTGGAAATTGGTGATTTTCTCAGCTGAAAAGTTTACCAAGCTCTAAAATCACAAGTTGGTAATTTCCTAGGTCGTAACCGAGTTAACCTTATAAACCTGGTATTTTGAGTGTAGCCCGAACGACCAGAACCAATAGGTAATTACCAGATGCGGTCGGACTTGATACCGAGTTAATTTGAATGGCTGTAGGGGTTTACCGTGTTTACCATATATATGTTATTAATTAGTATATGGGCTATACACACATGCACACACTCGCACCCACACACACATACCCTCGCATATATATAAAGTTGGTGATTAAAGGGCGGTTTTCTGGTCTTCCTTCTATATATAGAAGTGGGCCTGTTTAAAGCAAAAAGAGGTGCCGTATGCAAGAACGAAAGATTGAGATAAAACTCAGGAATGCAGTTAAGGATCGAGGAGGTCTGGCATTAAAGTTTGTCTCTCCAGGATTGGTAGGGGTTCCAGATCGAATCGTACTGGCTCCCGATGGCACAGTGTTCTTCGTGGAATTAAAAGCTCCGGGCAAAAGTTTGTCACCCAGGCAGGTGAAAATGGCAGCAGCTTTTGGGAGATTAGGGCATAAAGTGTGGGTGATCGACAGCTGTGAGAAAGTAAAGGTGTTTGTGGATGAAGTATGCGCCTCACGGATATCAAACGTACACGACTGAGTTTATCTTGCAACATAATGCTTGTGGGTGTTTTTTAGATCTAGGAATGGGGAAAACAGTTGCAACCCTAACAGCCATGGACGAACTGCTCAATGATAGGTTTGAAATTAAAAATGTCCTAGTTATTGCGCCTCTCAGGGTGGCTGAGGATACTTGGGCTAAAGAATGCCTAAAATGGGATCACCTAAAGCACTTAAGAATAGCTAAAGTTTTGGGGCCAGAGAAAAAGAGGATTGAGGCTTTGAAATCAAAAGCTGATCTATATATTATCAATCGCGAGAATGTGGAATGGTTAGTTGAGCACTATGGGAAGAATTGGCCCTTCGAGATGGTAATAATCGACGAGTTATCTAGTTTCAAGTCCTCCAAGGCCCTCCGGTTTAAAGCATTACGGAAAGTAGCGCCTCTCATAAAGCGAATCGTGGGACTAACGGCAACACCTGCTCCCAATGGACTGATGGGCCTGTGGTCTCAGATGTATTTGCTAGACAGAGGAGAACGGCTCGGTAAAACCGTGGGGAGTTATCGGGACAGGTACTTTGAACCTGACAAACGAAATCGCGAGGTCATATTCAGCTACAAGTTAAAGCCAGAAGGAGAAAATGCCATTTATGAAAAAATCTTGGACATCTGCGTGAGTATGAAAGCTTGTGATTATTTACAGATGCCGGAGAGAATTGACAATTATGTTCAGGTGGAGATGTCACAGAAAGAACAGGCTTTGTACAAACAACTCGAAAGAGATATGCTATTGCCCTTTGTCGAGGGGGATATCGACGCCGTGAACGCAGCGGCACTATCAAACAAGCTACTGCAAATGGCAAACGGTGCGGTCTACGATGAGTTCGGCGAAGTACGGCAAATACACCGACGCAAACTGGATGCACTAGAGGATTTGTGGGAGGGAGCCAATGGCAAGCCCATCCTAGTGTTTTATGCTTATAAGCACGATAAGACCAAGCTGTATGAATTCTTCAAGGCTCGAAACATAAAACCGAGAGAGCTGAACACATCACAAGATATTACGGACTGGAACGATGGCAAATTAGAAGTGGTACTAGCACACCCTGCTTCGACGGGGCATGGTTTGAATTTACAGGCTGGCGGGAACATCATCATCTGGTTTGGACTTACTTGGAGTTTGGAGCTCTACCTACAAGCCAATGGGCGATTATACCGACAAGGCCAAAATGAAGCTGTAATCATCCATCACATTGTTACCATTGGAACGATTGATGAACAAGTCATAGAGGCACTGAGTCGAAAAGAAGTAGGACAAATGGCACTGATTAATGCGGTGAAAGCGAGGATCGAAATTGAAAGAGATGATAGCAACTTTAATGTTTGACGAACTTGAGCGAGCTAACAAAACCTATGCGACAAGCTTTGTATCTCCACATGAGGGATACGCAGTGCTTTTGGAAGAACTCGACGAGCTTTGGGATGAGATTAAGAAAGAACGTCCTGACAATAACAGGATGCGCGAAGAGGCTATTCAAGTTGGGGCTATGGCGATAAAATTTATAGCATCGATAGAGCAATGGACAAGTACTGAGGTTCACATAAATAAATGCCGCCAGTGTTTGTATGTCGTTATGACAGCTGCAAAACTCGCTGAGTTGGGAAGTGATCCATGTGAAACGTGTGATGGAAATTTAAGCAATTGGAAGGGAAAAGAAGATGAACGAATTCATGAAAATCCTCGAGCCTGTGGCCGAATTGCTTCAGAGAAAAAAGGCCGACTATGGAAACAGTTTCGATCACACCCGACTTGAGTTTGGGCCCACAGCTTTTATTCTTCGACTGGACGACAAATTCAATAGGTTGAAAACCTTTCAAAGCATGAAGCTCAAATTAACGATGAATCCATCGAGGACACCATTTCTGATATTATTGGCTATTGCACCTTAGAATTGCGTTATCGAAGGAAAAGGACTGAAATCAGGAGGTGAGACTTAATGGATACGAAAGAACACGTAGAGCATTTACTCAAGACTTATCACGAATGTAGGCAGAGTTTAGAGCTCGTGCAATATCAAATAACGTCTTTTTCCGGGGTGAGCTATGACGAGGGAATCGCCGGGTTGAACTTTACGACTCCGGAGGGCGAGCGTGTTCAGAATAATAACGTTTCAGACAAATCCGGGCGGATAGCACTTATCTACAGGGATATCGTTGACAAGCAGAACGAGGAAACTTTAGGAAGAATGTTAAAGCAATACTATGACCAGAAAAACGAGTTGGACACACTAGATTATTGCATTACCCATTTGGAGCAGAGACTGTCTGATGTGATTACGGATATGTTCATCAACAGAATGTCGTGGGATTATATGTGCAATAAATATTACGTTTCACAAAATATGCTCAGCAAGTATCGTAAAAAAGCCGTTGGGGAGATCGCGAAGGTGCTTGATTTTAGAAGGGTGGTTTAGTAAGGGTTGAGTAGAGGTTGAGTGACACCATTTTCTCAAAATGATATAGTAAAGATGCGAAAAGTATTGAGGCTCTTGGACAACAAACTGTCCAGGCGCCTTTTGTGTTTTCGAGCTCTTCTCTTTTAATATAACGGCCTTTTGGTCGTTTTCTTTTTTAAAACACGGCTGCCTATACGGCGGCCTATATTCATATTAAGGCAGGGATGAATTATGGCACGGTGCGTTTTATTTACACCTATTAAATCAGGAGGTACAAAGGCGTGCACTAACTGTAGATGTTGGGATGGAAAGCGATGCATTGAAGCACAACGGCTACATGACATGTACGAGGACTCAGAGGAATTTAATGCCTATAACCATATGATGAGAAGCAACAAAGGGATATGCAACAGATGCTGATGAATATTACCACAGGCACTGGAGCAAGAAACGTAAGTAGCAGAAAGGCGGTGTGTTGATGCCAACCAAGCCGAAGCGTCCATGCTCACATTCGGGTTGTCCTGATTTGACATCAAATCAATATTGCAACAAGCATCTGAAACAAGTGACAAAGGAATACGACCGCAAGCGTGGTTCGGCAGCCAGTCGAGGATATAACTACCGCTGGGTGAAAGTCCGTTGGCGTTATCTCGCTGAACATCCTCTGTGTGTATTGTGTGAACACGTAGGCAAACTCACGCCAGCGAATGTGATCGATCATGTCGTCCCGCATAAAGGTGACCAGGGATTGTTCTGGAATGAATCCAACTGGCAAAGCCTATGCAAATCATGTCATGATACAAAGACTGCTCGTGAGGATGGACGCTGGGGATAAAGCTGTGTATAACCTGTGTATAAGTTAAAATAATTGTGGATAACTATGTCGGGGGGGCGGTTTAAATACCTCCAGCTTTACCAAAAAGGACCGGTTGAAGGG